TTTCTATTTAAAGCTGATGCTATTTTTGATGCTACTTTTAAATCATTAAATTTTTTATTTTCTTTTCTATTTTTATCCATTCGTATTTGTAATTCTATTTTTCTAAATTCTCTAAGGTCTCTTTCAGCCCTTTCTCGTGTAGCAGCCATCTGTTCCATTAATTTATCCATCTTTTCCTTTCTTCTTCTTCTTTCTTCTTCAAATTTCTTTCTTTGTTTTTCTAATTTCTCTTTATTTTTATTTGGGTTTCTTTTTGGTGGCATAACTTATATATAAAATCATATATAATTTATTCTGGTTTTTTAAGAAAATATAAATATTGATATTCATATTGAACTTCTGTCATTTCAATTTTACCTTCTAATATAAATCCTATCTTTTTTGCTTTACTTAATATATCTTTTTGTTTTTCCATATACAAGGTATGTTCGTTTTGACGCACATGTTGTGTTTTATCATCAGTAAATGTTTCTGTAAAACTAGCTTTATCATTTCCTTTTTCATATTGAAAATTGGCTTTATAAACAAAGTCTTTAAATTTAACGGCTGAACTTGTAATACGTTTTGGAGCATATTTTTGAGCGGAGACCATTAATAGAGGGTCGGCTGCATTAACAATAGGATCAAATTTGTCTCTATTTACTAAGTGAATGACTAACATACCACCAGGTTTCAACCAATCATATACATTTTTGAAAAATAAGTGTTTATCTTTGATATAATATAAAGTATAAAAAAAAGCTAAAGCATGTGTGAAAGTATTTGGTTCATACGTCATTGATTTTAAAACATCTCCGTGTTTAAAATTACAATCCTTATAATGTTTTCTAGCACATTTAATCATAGCTCCAGATTTATCAAGTCCTTCAATTTTTTTACCATCTTGTTTGTAATGTGAAACAAAATGTCCTGTTCCACAACCAATATCCAATATATTACTATTCTTATTTATTTTGGCAATTCTTTCAATATTAGTTACTTGATGAGCGTACTTTTTATCATCATAAAATAAATCATCATAGATAGAACAATAGAAATCATCATATAATGTATTATTATTTTTCATAACAAATTTTTTGCTTTGTGTAAAAGCTTCTACTTCTTTACGATTTCTATTTACTATTGTAGTGCAAAATAATATAATAATAATAATTAATGTAGCTTTACACCAAACGGATGTTTTGTTAAAAAAATGAATAAATTGTTTAAAGTTTCTTGTAATGTTTCGAAACATCTTATATGTATTAATGGTATTTTTTTTATATGAAATCTAATATAATGAATGATAATGAAATTAATGACAAAAGATTAGAGAAAGATTTTCGATCAATATCCTTTTCAGGATACAAAAAATCAGAAGCTAAAAAAGAATTACTAAATTACTTGTTTGCGAACAAAATAGAAGAAAGTGTATATTGGAGCGTTGAATTAATATGTGCCGGACATTATGTTCTTTTGTGGGATACAATATTCTTATTTATAAGTAAATTCATAAATTTAGGAAACCCTCGGTTGCCATTGTATATTGAAATAAGGCTTAACGATTTTAAAAATATTTTAAATAGCGGATATTCAGATAATGAATTAAAATTAAGAAATAATGATAAAATAAGAAAATTATTTGCAGAGGTGATATGTGTATTATGTTTATCAAAAAAGAAAAATAGTTATGATTCTCCAAAAATAAAAGATAAAGAATACCATAGTGTAAATTTAACACATAAATTGAAAGCACCAACGGTTGATTATGCTAATAAAATATTCAGGAAAGATGATCCTAAAGAGCTTTTTATATCTATAAACGAATTGGCTTGGAATATAGATAAGAATAACAAGAACAGTTCTGAAGCATATTATTGGGTGGAATGGATATTGGGATTTGAAAGTATATGTAAAAAAAATAAACAAATTAAAACACAGGGAAGTAGAAGAGAAGCACCTGTAGAAAGTAAATATCAAAATGATATTATATGGATAATATGGGATGTAATATTTCAAGAGTCAAAAAAACATCCCGAAGGAATACAAAAAATAATAGAAGCTTTGCTTAATTTATTTAGCGTAAGATATTCGCCTGGTTCTAAAAAAAGACGGAAAACAATGATATATTTTGCTATATCATTATTAACAGAACCATTTGATGCTAATATACCATTATATAGAGATAGCAAAACGATATCTAAGGTTACAGGTAAAATTAATAATATATACAAACAAATAAAGAAAAATGAACTAAAACCTATGACAGATTATTTATTTAATAATAACTGGAATGCTGGTAATTTAGAAAAAACAATAGATAAATTAAATAGAATGGATGCGATAACAAATATGATCCCACGAAACAAGTAAATATTTTCTTTGTTTAATGTATAAATGCCAGTTAATCCTAGCAATAAACGTTTAAGAGCAGCTAAAGCAACCGCAAATGACAAGATTACAATAGATGGAGTAGAATATGGCTCGGGTGCCAAAGCAGGAAATCCAAATAGAATCGGTGTTCGTTTGTTTAACTTTAGGCTTTTTCCAAGATCAGGGGATAAAGGAAACAATTGCGGTTGTACTTTAACTCAGTTTAAAAACCCTAATCGTAAATCTGGACAATAATTTAGGAACAACATTATAAATTTTATATAATATTTATAATGTATATAATGGCACGTAGAAGTCGCGCACGTAGAACTCGTAGAGCTTTGTCTGGCGGAAAAAGAAAACGCAGACGCACTAGAAAAAGTAGAAAATCTCGCAAGAAGAGAAGAAGCAGAAGAAGACGCTAAGCATCTAAATTTTATTTAATTAAATAATATTTAGAATTTATATATGCCTTTAAAATTACGATATGGAAAACCTCCGGTTCCACCGCGTAAAGGACAGTTATTAACAACCAAAAATATAATGAAAAAGGTAAAAAAGGATAGTAAGGATGATGCCGCATTTGTCACCCAGAAAATGGCTGAATTTTATAAAAAACATCAATTAAGAGGCGATAAAGCAAAACCTACAGAAATCCAACAGTTGCGTGCAAGAATTCATGCCATACCACCAAGCCTTAAAAAGAGAACACCTATGCGTTCTTTGCCTTCAACTCTAAAAAGGAGAACACCGCCTCCACGCATAAAGAGGGGAGGTAAAACAAGAAGAAAACGTAGAAGAAAGAAAAAGAAAACAAGAAGAAGAAAAAAGAAGAAAACAAGAAGAAGAAGGAAAATGAATATGCGTGGCTGTTCTAAAAAAAGAAGACGTCGCTAATTTAGTAAAAATTTATGTTATAAATATAAATTTTTAAACGTGTATTAATATATATGTCAAACAGTGGTGTAGAAAATACCGTACCTATATTACAAACAGCTACTCCTTTAGCAACAGCCGCGGACAAACCAAATATATTAAGGGTTGATCCTCCAAGTTCTTATTGGTTTTGGATTAAAACTTTATTTTTAATATTAATGATCGTGGTTTTAGGCTTGAATGTATATTATTATATGACAGAAGGCGTTACATTATTTGCTAAAATGTTAGGACAAGGAGTTGAAAATACTGAGGAAGAAACAAAAAGAGGAGCCGAAGCAATAGAAAAGGTTTTACTTGAACCAGAGGAAAGTAAAAATATTAATAAAAAAGAAGATACGATTGAAAGTAAAAAAGAAACAATTTCAAAATTAAGACAACGTATTCATAAGGGTAAAGAAAGCAAAAAAGAGAAAAAAGAAGAAGAAAAAATACCAAAATCAGTTCCAAGTCCAGATTTATCATCGCACGATGATTTAAATCATCAAAAAAAACAATATTGTTATGTAGGTAATTTGGGTGGAAAAAGACATTGTGCCGAAATAGCACAAAGTGATAAATGCATTAGTGGAGATATTTTCCCAAGCGAATCTATATGTGTAAATCCAAATTTAAGAAAGTAATTTTTAATACATTATATTTAATTATTAATTATAATGTATAAATTATTTATTCGACGCCTTTACCACCAAAATACCATCGTAGAGAGAAGTAAGGTGGGAATACATTCATTGATTTATCAGATGTAAGGTCGGGGCCGTCTCTAACAAGGTCTTGAATTTGTGCACTAGATAAAGCACTGTTAAAATATCTTAAATTAGACATACTACCATCAAAGCCGTTATTAGCACTTACAAAAACATCACCATAATTTTGTTTTACAGGACCACTAAATACGTGTCTTACTACAATAGAACCATTAACAAATACATCAAGGTTTAAGTTATTCACTCTAATAACAACATTAATCCATTTATTAAGAGGGATATTTGGAACTTTAATTTCTTCTAAAACGTTGTTAAATGTATTCATAACAACAATTAATTCGTTTTTATCTTCACCAATAAATAAACCAGGAGAATTATTAGGGAAAGCCATGTCTTTAGTTTGAATTTCTTTACCGCCTTCAGCTCTCCATGGTTTGCTTTGTGTTCCAAATTTACCTGTTCCTTTATGGAATATATGTTTACGTTGTCCGGATTTATATACTAAATTTTCAATATATAACCAAACTGAGTAGGTAAATGTAATACCTTCTCTTTCGTTTTTAGATTTTAAGACTGGTATAGCATCTCTATGTCTAGGATCTTGTATAATTCTTAAAAACTTTTTACCCGATTTCATACCTTTCATCAAAATAGGGTTAGGGTTAGGTGCCATAAACCACGACAATAATTGTGTTCCTGTTCGCATTGAGAATACAAAAATCAATACAGCCAAAATTAAAAATGTAACCTTAGCTACTAAAGAATTTGAATAAAGAAAATCGGTTGCTCCTGAAACATATTTATTATTTTTAAATTTTCCTAAACCTGCACTTAAACCACCTTGTATATTTCCGGCAGCACTTCCTAAATCAGCGGCGATACCGCCAGACTGCCCATAACTATTTCCAAAACTTGAATATGACATTATCTGTATATATATGTATATAGATAATTTACAATGAAAATGAATTGACTTCGTTATTATCTTTAAAGAATGCCAATTTAACTTTGTATCTATTTGCTAGTTCGCCTCCCCAACTATCACTGTATCCTTCCCTGTATATTTCATAGGCTTCTCTTGGATTGACAGATCTAGAATAGTATCTTAATTTAGATGTGAAACCTGAGAAACCACCTTCGGGACACAGTTGTAATGGTGCGGTTGGATCCATTTTTGCTACACCGCCAAGCATACAAGTTTTGACTAATTTACCATCAATGTATACATCAAGAGTTCTGTTTTGGGTTGTCATTAAGATATGAACCCATTTTTGCAAAGGAATATTTTTGACACCACAACTAGCTTCATTTGAAGAAGATGCTTCC